GTCGGAGATAAAGGATGTCCGAAAATCAAGAAAAACCAAACATCCAGGACGAGCAGGGCGAAGGCACGTTGCAATCCACGGAGACCAAAACGGAAAAGTTGATTTGGGAAGCCGCTGGAAGCCTTGCGTCGGGATCGGTTGACGGACAATCGTTTACGAATCGTTCATTGAAAGAGCTGATGGAGCTGGACAGGTACGAGAATTCCAAGAAAGCGCAGCGGAAAGGAAAAATCGGCATTCGTTTTGCGCGCGTTAGGAGGGGAAGCGTACATGACTAGCTTTTTGAATAAGATAATCTTCGCTTTGGCAGGGAAGCCAGCTGGCGTGTCAAAGAATGCCGTCAAGCTAAGCCAGAATCGAATCGAAGATGAATTGCAGTTGAAAGCAATGCCGATGCACAAGCGTTTGCAGTGGTTGCAAGGGCGCTATGATGCTGCTGTTACGGACGAGAACAACAAGCGGCACTGGGCATGGGCGGATTGGAAATCCGCAGACCTTGACGGGAATTTTGAGGTTAGGCGAATCATCCGCATTCGAGCGAGGTACGAGGCGCAAAACAATGCCTATGCTCGTGGGATAGCGCAGACTGTTTCCGAGGACACGATTGGGGCTGGCGTAAAGCTCCAATTGGATGGGGATACTGCGTCAGAGACCGAGGCGGCATTTGCGCTTTGGGCGGACGAAATCGGGTTGATGGAGAAAATGAAACTCGCACGATATACGAAGCTGATTGACGGCGAGGCATTTTTGGTTTTGACGACAAATCCCGAGATTGATAATTTAGTAAAATTGAATGTCGTGTTGATTGATGCGGATCGCGTCACGGATTCGATTGATTATTATGACGCAACAAATATAACGGACGGAATCAGGCTGGACAAGCACGGGAACCCTGTTTCCTACCATGTTTTGAACCGTCACCCAACGGAATCCGTGCATGATACGTCCGGGACAAATGTTCCAGCCGCAGAAATGATTCACTTGTTTACGACTTTCAGGCCGAGCCAGCATCGTGGCGTTTCGGAATTGGCACCATGCCTTGATTTGTTCGGGCAATTGCGGGACTACACAAATGCAGTTTTGACAGCCGCGCAAACGGCTGCGAGCTTGACTGGTGCGATTGAGACAGATCAACCGCCAATCGGCGAGGAAGACGAAGTAACGGTTGAACCGATGGAGGAAATCAAGCTTACTCCCGGAACAATCCTTACCATGCCGAAGGGCTACAAGTTGAACATGACGGACGCAAAGCAGCCGTCAAGTACATATGCCGCGTTCAAGCAGGAAATTTTGAGCGAGATAGCAAGGTGCTTGCAAGTGCCTTACAATATTGCCGCTGGCAATAGCAATAACGCAAGCTATGCATCCAGCAGGCTGGATTGGCAAATGTACCACAAGGCGATCGAATCGGAGCAAAAGCGGTTTGCGAGGGCTTTAACGAAAATTTACAGGGCTTGGGCTAGGGAATGGTCGATTGCGACACGGCGAACGGCTCCAGCAAAGCCACGTTGGATATTCCCTGGGGTTGTTGAACACAGCGATCCAGCAAAGGCGGCCAATGCGAACGCTACGGCATTGGCGACACGGACAACTAACCTTGCCACGATTTTTGCCGAGCAGGGGAAGGATTGGGAGGAAGAGTTGGCGCAATTTGCGCGTGAGCAGAAGTTGATGAAGCAACTTGGCATTGATCCAGTTGCGCCAATTCCAAAGAAAACGCCAAATCCACCTCCAGATAATCAAGGCGAAGGCGAGGATGAAGGCGAAGGTGGCAACAAGGCAGGAGATGAATAATTATGGGCGATGAATTGAAGGCAGGCAATGGCAAGGATGGAACAAGCGGGCAAAAGATCGATATGCTCAATCTTTTGGCTGATGTTTCGCTTTCCGCTGCGGAAGGCGGTGAAAAGAAGCGTCCGAAAATTTCTGGCGTCGCCTACAATGGCGGCATGTTGGATGTTGGCTATTATCGTCCCGTCATTATTGCGCTTGACGGGTTGGAAATTCCCGAAACGATTCCGCTTTTGGCAGACCATGAAAATACGGTCAATTCCAAGATTGGCGAAGTTACGGCGCGAATCGAAAACGGAAAAGTTGTTTTTGAAGGCGTAATTACCGCTGAATCATTTACCGCTCAAAATATCATCCAACAGCACAAGAACGGCTCAAAATGGCAGGTTTCGATTGGCGCAAAGGCTATTGTGATGAATTGCGAAGAGGAAGGGACGGTCAACGGAATTACATTCGGGTCTGAAACCTATGTTGCACGAAAAAGCATTTTGCGGGAAATTTCGATTATTCCCGTTGGCGCGGACAAGGACACAAGCACGAGCATTGAGGCAAGGGCAAACCAAAAAGGGCTTGCAATCCCTATTATAAAGGCAACTGGCGGAGTTGAGAACAACAAAAACGGAGAAGAGCAAATGGATGACGAACTCAAGAACAAAGACAACAAGGGAATCGTGACGGCTGGCGGTGGTGCAGGTGTTGCCACTGGCGAGCAGGGCAAGCAGGAACATGCGCAGGGTGCGCAAGGCGAGCAGAAGCCCGTCAATGCCGAGGAAATCAAGGCGAAGGCGGTCGAGCAGGAGCGCCAGCGCGTGAATGCCATCGGCGAAATTTGCGGCGATGATGCTCCTGAAATCAAGGCGAAGGCGATCAAGGAAGGCTGGGACGCGGCGAAGACGAGCCAGGAAGTTTTGAACGCCATCCGCGCGAAGCGTCCGCAGATCTCTATCATTGACAACGGCAATGTTGCCCAAACCGATGCAATCGAGGCGGCTTTGTGTCTCAACATCGGGGTCGATGAAAAATATCTCGACAACAAGAAAGCGTTGGAAATTGCCGCAAAGCAATACAACGGCTTGGGGATTCGCGATGCCGTCCGAATCATCGCCAACATGAACGGCGGGAAATTCACCACTACGACAAAGGACTGCATTCGCGCTTCCTTTGGTTCGACTTTGACCAATCTCCTGGGCAACATCGCCAACAAGCAATTGATCCAGGCGTTTGATTCATATCAGGCGTTTGCACCGCAAATCTGCCGCGTTGGCAGTGCGCAAAACTACCTGGAACACAAGACGCTTGGGATTATCGAGGGTGATGAAAACGGGCTTGCCGAGGTTCCCGCAAGCGGTGAAAACACTGGACAGCTCACCCAAACGACTTTGTCTGAAAAGGGTGGAAGCACCACGGCGAAAATCTATGGCAACTATATCAGGTTGTCGGAGTATGATATTACAAACGACAGCCTGGACGCATTTTCCCAAATCGCCAGCTTGCTTGGCGTTCGCTCCGCGATGTCGCTTGATTCCCGGACGCTTGCGGTGATGACCAACAAGGCGAATGGATTTTGGGATACGATCAACGGCTCAAACATCTGGGAGGCCGCTTCCGAAGGTGCAAATGACTTCGGATTCGACAATCTCGAAACGGCTTGGCAGGCGTTTACCGCCATGTCCAACTACAAGCCGCGTTTCCTGGTTGTGCCTTCTGCATACGAGCTTGACGCAAACAAGCTCATCGGGTCGCAGGAAGTCAGGTCAACCATTGACGGCGTGACCTATCCAACTAAAAACTTCTTCTACAACAAATTGACGGTCATTCCGTCCAAATTGTTGACTGCAGGCTGGTTCCTGGTCGCAAATCCCGCCGAATGCCCCGCGTTCGATCTGCGCTTTGTCGGCGGTGAACGGAAGCCGCGGGTCGAGACTGGCACGGAATCTTTCACAAACCTTTCTATCACTTGGCGTGTGACCTATCGCTTCGGCGTTGGCTGGATCATGCCGGAGGGTGCGTATTATTGCGCCGCGTGCGAAGAATCTTCCAGCGCGAGTGCGTAATCACAACAATAACGGCTAGCGGGCAAATCAACGATGAACGCCATTGAGAAACTGCAAAGATTTGTAATGGATTCCCGAAGGAAATCCACGGATTGTGAAGTGGTGCTTGATGGCGTTCCGTTGATGGCTACCGTTGGTTCGTTTTTGTTTAAGCTGGACAGCGAGTTCGGCATTCAATATCAACGCACGATTGATTTTATTTTTCGCACGGACGAGCTTGAAGGAATGGTGGTTGGCGTTGGTTCGGTTGTGGAATTCAACGGGCGGAAATACCAAGTTGTTTCCCCTGGCGGAGAGGAAGCCGTAGTCCCGTCTGGGTCACACGGGCTTTCGACGCGGATCCACACAATGGAGATTAAAGGTTGATTAAGGGCTGGTTGAGGTTTATGAGGTTTAGTCAATGGCGGCGAGCAAGACAATCAGGAATGCGGAAGGCATAGCTGAAAAGCTGGCTGGGTTGGCTATGAATGTTGCCGTTGAATGCAGCCCAAAATATGACTTGTCCGATATTGTCGATCCGACGATCATTATTGTTCCGAAAGATCGAGTTTCCGAAATCGAGACAAAAGAAGCCAATAAGGTAGAATATTTCTATGAAGTTGGCTTTTTGAAGAAGATGGGTGAAACGGATACGGTTGACGTATTGCTTGCTGTAGTCGAGGAAATTGAGGATAGGTTGACTAGGGAATTGGTTTGCGGGATTTATTCTTGCGTTGAAGTAGATCATACTCTGCTTTATTCCATTTCCGCGCTGGCGAACAAAAGGCAATTTGTTTCGGTGATGACGGTTCGGCTGGTTGGATTCGAGAGGCATTGATGGCAATGGGCGATTTTAACATTAGGTCAACCATAGCTTGGGACAAGGGCAAGCTTGACGCAAAGACACGCCAAGCCGCCATTGGCTGGCTTGGTCGTGTCGGTGCCTATGTTTGCCGAGCCGCTCACAACTCGATTCGTAATGTGTCGGTTTTTGGGGATTTTTACAACAAGGAAACCCGGCAGGCAAAGGAAAGGGAAGGGCGGCGAGCCGCAAGGGAAAAGCGATGGATCATGAAGCATGGAAGGGAAAAGACGGCACCGTCAGGAAAGCCACCTTATGACCACGGGCGAGGCTATCCGCGCTGGAGGAATTCTTTTATGTTTGCCATTGACGAGGCGAGAATGTCGGTTGTTATCGGTCCAATTGGCAAAGGCTATAAGGAAATGACGCAACTGCACGAGTTCGGCGGGTCTGGACTGGCTTGGGTTCAGAATGAGGAAACTGGGAAGTGGG